ATGGCAATCAGTGACACAAAGCTCCGCTCTATCTATGGTAAACCATATTCCGGGCCTGCTGAAATTACGGATTCAGACGGGCTTGGAATTCGCATAACCCCCAAAGGCGTGATCAGCTTTCAGTTTAGGTTCCGATGGGAAGGGAAGCAGAACCGAATGGGGCTCGGGCGTTACCCAGCGCTGACCCTGCGCGATGCCCGCAATATCGTTGCAGACCTGAGGGAGTCGGCAGACAAAGGCATTGACCCCCGAACGCTGGCTGGTGGCAACAAATCCAAGAGTAAGCCAACGGTAAAGGATTGCCTGGATTACTGGAAAGAAAATTACGTGGACGTAACGCTAAGAGCTAAGACGATAGCGCTTTATAAATCAACGGTTATAAAGCATATGCGCGACGCTTTTCCCGGCATTCCGGTTGAGGATATCCCTGTCCGCTTGTGGGTAGAGAGGTTTACCGAAGAGGAGAAAATCAACCCTCGCCGAGCCCGGCATTTATTGATACAGCTCAGGTCTGCCATTGGTTGGTGTACGCGCCGACAATTCATTAGCACAACCGAACTCATGCTTTTGCAGCCGAAAGATATCGGTGTTAAACCGGTGATTGGGGAGACCACGCTCAGCTATAACCAGCTTGCCAAAATCTGGATGGCTATAGAAAGAAGTCGTGGGTCAACTTCTAACCGATTGCTTCATCAACTGCTAATGCTGTACGGCGCCAGGAATAGCGAACTTCGGCTGGCTATAAGGGGGGAGTTTGACCGAGAGGAGGGGTTATGGGTTGTGCCGGCAGAGAAAAGTAAAACCAACAAAATTATCAGGCGCCCCATTTTCTCCGCCGCAGATGATTTGCTGAAAAAAGCTGAAATGACGTATGGGGATATACTTTTCCCTGGCGAGGATCTGAAAAGTCCCATTACTATTTCTGGTGCAAATAAATTTCTCAGAAGAATCAAGGACTCGTTGGGGTTTGGTGAGTTTACTTCACATGATTTTCGGCGCACATTGGCAACCCGGCTATCCGAAGAGGGTGTTGCTCCGCACGTCATCGAAAAGATGCTGGGGCATGAACTTGGCGGCGTGCTTTCTGTCTATAACAAGCATGACTGGATTGCCGAACAGAAAGACGCCTATGATCTGTATGCTGAAAAGATATTCTGGCATATCAGGAGGATTTCTGGTTGATTCCCCCGTTTAAGATCCACTCCACAATAGCAGAGCGCAGATATTGCTTAGGATAGGTCCGGACCGGTTTGGGGAAATTATAGCGCTCGGTGTATTTGCGGATGGTCACGCGTGAAGATACTCGGATCATCCGCATTGCCTCTTCCTCGTCAATCATTTCAATGTCTACCATATAACCCACCTCATACCACTTTCAGGCCACGACAGTGGCACCAGACTTCATAATTAATTACCGGCAGTTTCAGTTCCAGCCGTACCCGTTGCTCATCGTTTGCTGTCATCAATCATTCCCTTCAATGCATAATCGGCGCTTCTGGCACACCTTCGATCTGGATGTGTTCGATAAAGCTGTCGTGGAGGAGGTTAAACCCCTCCCGGCCAAGTGCTGATAACCTGAACCCAAATTCTTCGTCAGCAATAACCATGTCCTGATACATCCGCAGCGCCAGCTGCTGACCAACCTCTGGCCCATATTTCTCGATTGCCCCCAGCTCAATATGGTTGGCGAGTGCAAAGCGTTCAGGTCCCGGATAGACGCTAATGGCGCCATGCTTGCTGGAATAGATAACAGCAGTATCAACACCACCAGTATCATTCGGAACGTCGACAGTTCCGTTTTTCTCCAGCTCCTCAGTGATGAACACGGCAGCCAGTAACCAGCGCCAGAGGATCAACTCTTTTTCGATATTGAGCGTGATCCAGTTGCTTTCTACCGCTTCCATGATGCAGGCCAGAATTTCCATTCCATCGGCAAGGTGTTTGTCATAGCGACCGTTATCCAGCAGGCGAATAGCAGCGGAGTAGCCAATCACCCGGTTTCCAGACCGGATCCCTGTTGAGGTTGGTTCCGGGTTAAGCATGTTCAGAAGCATTGCGAACCTCTCATATGTGCCCGGCTTGTCGCCGGGCTGGTGGATCATTTAACCTGGATAAACGGGGTGTTTGTTCCGCTGGTCATGTACTGGGGCAGGGTGCCATTCCATTTGTTGATGGCCTCCAGTTGCAGTACCTCAGGGTTCTCACGCATGGCCTGCCCACGGATCTGGATAGACTTTGCTTCTGCTTCAGCCAATTTCAGCTTTGCATCCGCCTGGCCATCGGCTTCGGCTCGCAACATGTTGGCTTCAGCTTCACGTTGTTTAACTTCCTGCTCGCGCTGCAGCGTCTTCTGGTTGGCCGTAACTTTGGCGTTGATGCTTTCGATCACTGTCGGCGGGTATTCCGGACGGCCAACGTAAGAAAGGCTGATCACCTGGATACCAACCGGCCCCATATCGGACTGGATCTCTTTCAGTGCGTTTTCAAGCAGCTCAGCTTTCCCGCCGTCAATGAATTTATCGGTGCTCATCCGACTTGCGAGACGATTAAGGGCGTCAGCAATTTTCTGCCGCAGGTCGGTGTCGGTGATGTCGTCCACGCCTTTACGGTAGGTCTGGAAAACGGTTGTAACTTTGGTCGGATCAACCTTGTACGCGACCCCGATGTGGTAGCCGATGGTGGTGCCATCGCTCATCTGGAAGTTGAAAGCGTCATCATACGTTTTCATCTGCTTGAAGGTCGGAAAGATATAAACCTCTGTATTCCAGCCGGTCCAGTAGCGGCCGACTCCGACGACTTCACCAACGCCTTTATCGTCGCCCAACTTATTCACCTTGATACCCACGTTGCCGGGCTCAACTCGATCGCAACCAACAAGGCCGATGGCAGAGAGTGCGATAATTGAAGCCATAATTGCTTTTTTCATTTCTTTTCCTTCGTTACGGTAAGCACAAGACCCTTACAAATGGCGTAGATGCACGGCGGGGTCAGAATCGCCAGGGCAAAACCGGATATAACTGCTGTCGTGTCCTTCATCGAAATGAGGATCGGAACGAACAGCCCATAAACGCTGGCGACAATCACCACCGATAGAACAACGCGTAAGTAAGCAATCATCGACTCAGCCCTCCAGGCTTACAGGCCTGTAGTTCTTCGCGCTCTTTCACGTAGCGGTCGTGCATGGCATCCCACTTTTTGCACCAGTTTTGCATTTCTCTTTTGCGGGCGAGGATGCGACGCAGCCGGCGAACGGTGCGCTGGTGGGCGTTAAAATACTCAGTGGTCACGGCGCCACGTTGCCAGCTACTCAGTTCTGGATTCAGTGGATGAATTACCTGCACGTCCGGATAACGCTGCTTGAAACCAGAACGCCCAAAAGCTCGGGAGGTCATGAAGAACGCCAGGTAACGAATTGCGGTATCCCGGCTGAAGCACCGCTTCATGCGTCCGTGGCGGATCGCGGCGAACAGATCACCAACTGGCGTTGGGTGCTTTTGCAACGCCAGGTCAATAGCGCTGACAGTTCTGTTGTCAATCATTTGTCTTTCTCCCGGTTATAGGTTTCATGACTCATAACTTCCCAGTTCCGGCCATCGTCTTTCGATAACAGGCGCCAGCGTGGGTTAACCTTCAGGCCGAGGTAGCCTGTGCGGCGCATACGTCGCGCATATATCCGTTTCCGCCGGTATCGCAGCAGGACCTGCAGGGCCTGCAGGTGGACCCGCTCAGGAATGCGTATTGCAGTTAGTGCCACTGGCTTCCTCCTGATTAGGGGCGATTACCTGATATCCGGCTTTCTTTGCCATCCAGAAGAAGGTGTCCATGTTGGCAATCAGCTCGTTATCGCGAACTTTGCGGGTATCTATTACCTGGCCGTTTTCAATCGTCATAACGACCTGCACTTTTTCGTGTGTGATAGGGGGGGGTAAATTAGCCATTAATTATTTTCTCCGCTTTTAATGACTGCTCAGCCAGCGTTGCAATAAGCGCATTCATAAAATCCACACCATCGGGTGTTAACTTATTAACGCCCATGCAATTCGAATAATGCTCAGCAATTAAATGCTCCGCCTGTTCGCGCTTGTGGTTGTCATAAATCATTGCTTCAAACAGCTTGATTAATGCTTTTGTTAAAATGACCTCATCAAGCTCTACAGGTAATTTCGTGCCGTCTTCCAGTTTGACTATCTGGAAATAACTCCCGGTTCTACGCATCATTGAATCCAGCTTTGCCCGGACGAGGTGACGGCGGCGAGTTTCAATCAGATTTGTTTTCACGGCGATTTTCCTCAGCCTCCATCCAGACAGAAATATTTGATGCGATATTTAGCGCCAATCCCAGCAATGCTTCGGTCTGAGGAGGGTTCATTTTTTTAAAGCAAAGATGCATCAAATATAAGAGTTCATTCAGGTTATTAGCCTCAATTACAACTTCTTCAATACTTGTGCTGGTTGCTGGATTCCACATAATTACCTCCCATACGCTTTGCGCAGATAAAGGCCTGCTATAATTTCGTGTCCATTAGCTGCATAAAGCAGGGCGGTTTTATATGCGTTACGGTCGACGATGAAACTCATAATAGCCCTCTCGAACAATTCAGGGTGTAAGATTCCCCACCGGTTAAGGTGTTAATTAAACTCGCTTTGATTAATTCTGTTTCGCTTCGATATTTTTCAGTTCACTGCAAACCTTAATCGCATAGTCAAAAATTACAGCTGCCATATACATTGCGGGTTTACCATTGTCGCAATCTGTGAAGTAAAACTCGTTATAAATATGCGCAAGTTCTTCGAGTTTTCTGGCTGTAATGGTCGCGTGAAATATCTCATCAGAAATATCGCTCTCACCATGTTCCCTTTGGGGGGGGGCGCTTAACGATTTGATATATTCGTTAAGGGTATCCAGCGTCTTTTTCATTGAGCGAATTAAGAAAGCCATTGCGCAATCAGTTTCGTGATCTTCATTACTGTGCTTATAAATAAGTTCCAGAAGCACTGTGTTTTCTGCGATATCCGCCGCGATAGTCTCAAGCATTTCAATCGGGAGTGGCGTTTTCATTTTCCGGCCTCTGTATTCTTAACACGTTCGAGTTCTTCATATGCGCGCGAAGCCAGGTAACGAATGCCGTTGGATGCGTCTTTAATTGCGTCTGCATCAAGCTGTTCAGCGCTTAGCTCAATTGCCACGAGCAGTGCGCATACGTTATTAGTGAAATCCATCGCGCTAATGAGGTTCGGGTAGCTGGCGGTGTTAGTTTTCATTCTGCCACCTCTTTATTTCCGTTTTTAATCGTTTGCTGCATTGAGTTCACAATGTCCCATGCGATACAAAGACACCCCTCAATATCATCAGGATCACAGTTGTTATCTTTTACAGCCTGACACAGCATCGACAAAATATGTCCAAGTTTACTCAAGCCTTCAGAACATAAAATTACCTTTTTGGTTTCTGTGAGCATCTTCATATTCACCATGTGAGTGTTTAATCGGTGAATTAAAGGTAACTAAAGTATCATTTTAGCGCAAGCGTTTTTGATACTTTATTTTCTCTTGTAAGCCAAAAAAAAGCCGGAAAACCCGGCATCTATTTGATTATTAATTAAAATATATCCCATCTCGCATCGACCACCACACCGATGATTTCGCATTCATCGTCGAGGGGGATCATTGGGTATTGGGGGTTTAGTGGTTTCAGATAACCAGACCCCATGTCGGTTACGTATTTTTTAAATGTGACATCCTTACTGCTTCTCTTTTGTGCGATGACATAGCAGTTAGGGTATGGTTCTTTTTCTGGATCGATGAGTATGGACATCCCTTCAGGGAAGGTAATTCCTGTATGAGAGGTCATTGAATCACCTTTTACCTCCAGCCAAAAGCCTCTCTCGCCAGCGTATTTTACAGAATCAATCCAATTTTCAATATCATACATATTATAGTTATCACCGCATTGCGCAAACTGTCCGGCCTGAACCCAATTCAACTTCGGATAGCTATATCTGCGCTGTGGCTGCACGGTCTCAGCAACATTGTTAATCCAAGACGTATCACTAACAGGCTTCTGTTGTTGCTGGGTTTTTGGCAGCTTCTCCTGCGTTCCCTTGCCTGTCGAAAGCCACTCTGGTTCGCATCCAAGTGCTGACGAGATCTTGAAGAGAGTATTACTGTTAAAATTTTTTGTTAGTCCCAGCTCAGCCTTGCTGATGGCCACTCTCGTAACGCCGGCCTTCTTGGCGAGCGCTTCTTGCGTTAAACCCAACAATTCACGTCTGCTTATCAAACGGTCTGCTAACGAACTCATGAGTAGTCCCTCCTGAAAGAAACGAAAGTAACATTTAGTTTTGATACTTTGGATTCTATTTGCTAGTATCGATTGATACAATAGTTTCGCAAATGGAAAATGAATATGACTTTGTTTGAAATCCTCAAGCAGCAATTCAAAACAAACACTGCGATCGGGAAAAGATTCCCTCGTAAGGGCAAACCAAGGAGTAGCCAGGCGGTTGGGAAATGGGAGGTACGTGGAGTTCCGGAAGATGTTGCAATTCTTTGCCATCTTGACGAGGACATTCCCTACAGCCACCCAGGGCTTATAACGAAATAAAAAAGGGTGTGACATGTCACAGCAATCAACCGCTATGCCTGATCCGCGCTACTTCCAGCCGCTGCTGCCACGCAGCATCAGGTACGACCCGATAAGCGGGATTTATTACCTGATCGCTAAAACCAAACAACAGGAGAAAGTATGAACAGCAAACCTTACATCTTCGCGGGAACCCTGACCGATTCCGAGCTTATCAAGTGGCTCGAAGAGCGCGTCCTTGCGCTCAAATCCCTTGAGTGGAACCGGCGGGATGTCGCTGAACTAAAAAAACACCTGCTCAGCGCTGAGAACCAGAATCACCCGCTTACAGCTACTGCTCATGAAGGAATAGTTCGCCCAGCTCAGGATTCCACTCATCGTCAAGGAGGTCATCAAACGCAATCTGAGACGCCCTCTCAAGTACACCAGACAGAAACTTCTGCGCAGCTTCGGGGAGATTCTCAGGGGTGAGTTCGTCCTGAAGGGTAAGCAGGGCATCGCTTAGCGACAAATTACGGATGTAATCCAGAGGCCACTTGTACTTGAGAAGGATCGCATGGTGAAGCGCATTTTTACCCCTCAGAGGAAACACACCAGCACCGTACTTTTCCCGGCGCTGGTGGAGAAACACATCGAGGATGAAAAGCTGCGCAGTTCTGTGACTGACCTTCAAATCTTCGTTGCTGTTGACGAAGTAACCGGTCTCAATTTTGCGAATGTTGCTGACGTGAATTCTGATGCTTTCCCAGAGGCGGGAGTAATTAGACATGTCGAACCTCCTTCGGTCCGTAGGTGTAGGAACCATGAGGATATACCGGGGGAAGGTTCGGCACCAACTGGAGGATCACTGTGAACCCGACTGATTTTATCCGTAAGCACATTACAGCCGCTCTGACAGCTGAAGGCTTCTCACCGTCGGTGGTTCAGGGGGGGGGGGTAGCGAAGGCGCTGGAGCATTACCGCTGCATGTCGCAGTCAACCAAAAAGGGAAGTTGCTTTGCGGATTGCCTTTTTCGAGCCCGGCAATGGGCTATGGGGCAGACAACAACGGCAGAGCGAAAAGCGACAAAGAAAAAGCCGGGAAAAGGTGGTGGCACTTCTCCCGGCCTGTTCTGACTTCCAACACAGCATTTGTTTTGAAATGACCTAGGGGGAAATTTCATGAAAAACCTTAGCAGACAATTTGAATACAAATCAAGCGCTGGTGAACTGAATGTTTCCAGAAACGGGCGGTATTAAGGCGCTGGACAGGCTGTATCACGATCCTCGGGGTATTGTCGTGCACGTCACTGGGTGGGATCGCGAAAAGCAGCAGGTTTATTTCACCAGACCGGGTTATCCGCATGAATGTATGCAGCCAGTCTGGAAGTTTCAACAGTACTTCACGAGGGTTTTGGTATGAGCATGGATCTGATGGTTCAGGCTATGAAAATTAAGGTCGGAAACCCTTTGCGCAAATTGGTTCTTCTTAAGCTGGCGGATAACGCCAGTGATCTCGGGGAGTGCTGGCCTAGTTACCAGCACATCGCTGACCAGTGTGAAATTAGCAAGCGTTCGGTGATGAATCACATCCAAGCGCTTTGTGAATGTGGCCTGATAAAAAAAGAGCTACGGACAGGACCAAAGGGGAATTCCAGCAACGTTTATCAGCTCAATTTACGTAGTGCAAGAGATTCACCAGGAGGTAGTGCAAATCGTTCACTACCTGGTGCAACAGATTCACTACTTGGTGCAGGAGATTCACCAGGGGGTAGTGCAGGAGCTGCACCCAGAATCAGTCACTCTTTTGAACCAGTCAATGAACCAGTCAATGAACCTATAAAACATACTGGCGCTTCGGCTATCGCCTCTGCACCGGTTCGTTCTGCAAAACAGGATTATTCCCCTGAGTTTGAGACAGCCTGGCAGGCATACCCAAAACGCGCTGGTGGCAATTCCAAGTCCGGGGCTTTCAAGGCCTGGAAGGCTCGCCTGAAAGACGGGGTTAAACCTGAAGACATGCTGGCGGGCGTTAAGCGCTATGCAGCCTACGCCCGCGCAACAGGCAGCGTCGGCACCCAGTACGTCAAGCAGGCCGCCTCGTTCTTTGGACCCGATCGCCACTTCGAAGAATCCTGGCAGGCGCCATCCGCTCCCGGAGGTGGGCATAACAGCACCATTGCCCGCCTGTCCGGTCTGGGGCGCATGTCCGATGATTTTGGTGAATCCGGTGAAAACCTGAATTTTTGAGTGAGGTGGGTATGTTGAATTTGAATCAGCTCAAAGAGCGTGAAGGCCTGAGAGCACAACAGGCAAAACTCGGCGATGAACTGGCTTTCGCTGAAGAGCACAAACTCCCCTGGGGATTTGAGGGCTGGAGTTCCAATCACACCAGCACGCTATCCTGCCCGGAGCATGGAGACTACGAACAGTTCACGCTGGTGGGCAAAGATTTTCGCGGCGCAGAGACTTTCAAGCACTCCCGCTGTCCGTCCTGCATCCGGGCGGAGCAGACCAGTGTCAAATCCAGCCTGCGCAAACTTCACGTAACCAGCCTGCTGAACGACGCGGGCATTACTCGCCGCTTTGGTGACTGTGAGTTTGAAAATTATCTGGAACTCAACCCTGAAGCCTCCCGCAACCTCGCAGCCTGCAGGCGCTACGCCGACAACTGGCCGGCTGTTCTGGAGGCCGGGAAAAGTCTGGTGCTGACAGGCAGCTGCGGCACGGGAAAAAATCATCTGGCGGTCTCTCTGGCGAAAAACATCATCCGCAACCATCTCGCCAGTGTGGAACTGACTGACGTTATGCGTCTGACCCGCGCCGTGAAAAGCACCTGGCGCCACAATGCCGACATAACCGAAGAAAGCGTACTGGATCACTACGCTTCGCTGGATCTGCTGGTTATCGATGAAGTGGGCGTGCAGTTCGGAAGCCCTGCAGAGATGACCATCCTGCATGAGGTGATTAACGCCCGTTACGAAAGCGTTCTGCCAACCATCCTGATCAGCAACCTGCCACCTGAGCAGCTGAAAGAGTTTATCAGCGACCGTATTTTTGACCGTGTGACCGACGGGGGGCGCAACTACCTGGTATTCAACTGGGCAAGTTTTCGCGGCAATAACGGGGTGATTGCATGACACCCGTGTGGAAAAATGAGGATTTGGAAGAGGCAGTTATCGGCGCATTGTTCCTGCGTGGTGCCGACCCTGAGGTACTGGATGTTCTTTCCCGGCTGCCTGCAAGCACTTTCTCTGTTCGTCAGTATCGGGAAATTTACACTGGCATCTGCCGACAGGCCCGCGGCGGTGGTGTGATTGACCCGCTACTGCTTTGCGAGTCGCTGCCGGCGCTTCAGACCACGATTCTGGAAGCCACCCGCGTCAGCTGGGCGAAATCGGCTCTGGTCTCTTATGTTGACGTTCTGCGTCGCAATGCCGGCGTGCGTGATGCTGAATCCGCACTGGAAAAAGCACTGGAACAAATCAGGAGCGCCAGCAACGGCGATGCTGCTCTGGCCGCTCTTGAAGCCGCAAAACTGGCTGTATCGGCCATCGATATTTCTGCTGATACCGTCCAGCCTGTTCACATCTCAGAACTGCTCACAGCGGTGGCCGATGAAGCGGAATCCCGTAGCCAGGGGAAAGAAGAGACCCGAAGCCTGCTCACCGGCATTGAGGAACTTGATGCGAAGACGGGCGGCATTGAACCTACGGATCTGGTGTTTATCGCCGCTCGTCCATCGATGGGAAAAACCGAGCTGGCCTTGGACATTATCGACAAAGTATCCGCTCAGGGGCATGGCGTGCTGTTTTTCAGCATGGAGATGTCCGATATCCAGATCGCCAAACGCATGGTATCCGCCGCTGGCGGCATGTCGATGTCCCGCCTGAAAGCCGTGGATAAATTCGAGGATGAGGACTGGGCGCGGTTCTTTAACGGCATGGAACGTATGGCCACCCGCAATATCTGGATCACCGACGCCACGGGACTGACCATCGACCAGATACAGCAAACCGCCACGCGCTACCAGATAGCGCATCCTGAAATCGCGCTGGTGGTCATCGACTATCTGGCGCTTATCAAAATTCAGAGCGCTGCGCGTTACGACCTGGCCGTTGGCGAAGTATCCAAGGGGCTTAAAAACCTGGCTAAATCCAATAAAACCCCCGTCCTTGCGCTGAGCCAGCTGTCGCGCGGTGTCGAATCCAGACCCAATAAGCGGCCAATGAACTCCGATATGAAAAACTCGGGAGAAATTGAGGCTGATGCTGACTTGATCCTGATGTTGTACCGCGACGAGGTTTATAACCCTGAATCGCCAGCAAAGGGAATTGCCGAAATTAACGTGACAAAACAGCGGAATGGGGAACTGGGGACTATCTACCGTCGGTTCTACAACGGTCATTTCCTGCCAATTGATCAGGATGAGGCTCGCCAGCGCTCGACGCCGCAACCAAAGGCAAATCAACGCCGTTACACGAAAGGGAGCCGGGCTGGCCATGAAGATTTTTAACATTACACCAATGGGCAAGCCGAGGATGACGCGGGCGGACAAATGGAAGCAGCGAGAAGTGGTTATGCGCTACCGGGCATTCTGCGATGAGGTCCGCCTTAAGAAGGTCACCATGCCGGAGGCGGGAAGTCACATCACCTTCATCCTGCCGATGCCGGCGAGTTGGAGCCAGAAGAAACGCGCAGTAATGAACGGTCAGGCCCACCAACAAAAGCCGGACGTCGACAACATGATTAAAGCGCTGATGGATGCCCTGTATGCCGAAGATGCACATATCTGGGATTTGCGGGTAACAAAGCTCTGGGGTGAATCCGGACAAATTTTAATTTCTGATATCGGAGAAGTGGCCGCATGAAACTGGAAGCATCGTTAAAGCATTTCAGCCCGCAGGGGATGCATATCAGCGACGACGTGAAAAGCACATCGCCGAATCGCCTGAATGGCACAGACATTATGACCGGGATCGGTGTGACCAGCAGCAGGGCACGCTTCGGCCTGGCCGCTTTCTTCGGAAAGGCTGGTATCAGCAAAACGGATGAACAGCTTGCAATTCAGGCGCTGGCGCGACATGCCCTTGATACAGCACCAAAGAACGTGCGAAAGGCCGCGGGAAAAGCGCTGGGGCGCTGCTGCCTGATTCTGGCGCAATTTGCCTTTGCAGAGTATTCCCGTTCAGCTGAAACCACCGGGACCTGCAAGGCATGTGAGGGAACTGGTGTAACAAAATCAGTTGAGGCCGTTGTTAAGCATCCTGGGATACACAAAAGCGACGGAGAGGAAATTGTCGCCCCGATTATCAGGCAGGAGTGGGTAGTACGGCAGTGTGTTGCATGCGGCGGAAAAGGTACCATTAACGCCCGCTGCCGCTGTGGTGGTTCCGGTCAGGTGCTGGATCGGAAAGCGACCAAAGAGCGCGGGGCACCAGTTTACAAGGCGTGTGAGCGTTGTTCGGGGAATGGATTCTCAACGGTGCCATCAACCGCCGCATACAAAGCGATTCTGACCCTCATTCCTGATCTGCACGTCAGAACATGGACCCGTAACTGGAAGCCCTTCTGCGATGCGCTGGTGGACGTATGCTGGAAGGAAGAGCGCCATGCCGATAAGGAATTTCAGAAAGCGACCAACTTTTAAAGCAATGGCGACATTATTTTGCGTTTTCGGTGCATAAGACTTGATTTTGTCCGAAGTTGTCGTGTATGCTTCTAATCATGGATACGTACATCCAAATGAAACTGATTCTGAACCCTGCCACTCGGCGGGGTTTTTGCTTTTCCGGGGACAAGCTATGCAGCAGTCAGGACAGCACGAACACTCTTTATTCCCGGACATCAATAACAGCAACCCCAAAACTTTCGTACTTGAGGTTGATGGATATCGCGTAGAGGATGCACTTGCAGCAATGGAAAAAGCCATCCGGGAATTAAAGCTCTGCCAGCGTCACTTCGGTCAAGGAAATGAAATGGGCGTCAGGGCAATAATCCGTTACTCCTGAATTCGCGCACCGATTGCGGCGGGTAAAGGTACGAGCACTTCCCAAAAAGGCTCATACCCATCGTGAAGTTGTTTTGTCTCACCCTGCCAGTAAAGATCCAGCCGATGTGATAGCTCTGGTGGGGTGCAATTAACATTAAGCAACCTCATGTCTGCACGGTGACAGCGACCTGATGGATAAACTTCAAAAATTGGCGTGCTTAATGGGACTTTGCTGGAGCCTCTAAACCACGCCGCCGCCTTGATTGATTCACAGGCAAACAGTGAACGCAATCGAGACGGTTTATCTGGATAACTGGATCGTCTTCTTTCTTCGAGAAGCATTTCAATAAAGACGCTCGCCTTCTCGTTGGAGCTACTCAGGTTAATATTGAAGTTGAAAAAGTAATTATTGCCATGCCTTGATACTTGCGGCCAAAAACGGCTGGCAACGTGATCCTGAAGCTCCGGAAAGGGGCAGTAGGTATCTAAAAAATCAATGCAAATACCGGGCGACAGTGTTCCCAGCCTATCGAGGGTGTAAAGCATTTCCCCGTTCAT